GCGGCCACGGCATCTCGAGCATGATCATTCGTCGCTCCCGATCCAGATCAGGATGGCGATGGCCACAACCACAGCCACCCACGGCAGCCAGACGGGGATGTCCTTCACGCCGCCACCTCCAGCTTCTCGAGGTCGACGAAGGCGCGATCCTGCACCGCGATCTGGACTCGGGTCGCCTGGATGGCGGCCTCGCCCAGCTGGGTGAGGATGTACTGCACCGGGCGCGGCCCGGGGGCGCCATGGGTGTGGCGGAAGCCGCGGAACTCGATCAGCTTGGCATTGCGCAGGGCAATCACCATGGCGGCGCAGGTGTTGTAGTGCGGGATGCTCAGGGCGGCCTGCAGCTCGTTGACGGTATGGGCCTCAGTGCGCAGGGCGCACAGGATCTCGTAGCGCTGGCGGGTCATCACGAAGAGGGTCATTCCGGCAGCCTCCCCACCCGGCGCAGGGTGCGCATGAACCCGTCATGGGCCGCCTGCTCGTGCTCCAGCAGCTCGCGGACACGCGGATCCGGCAACGGGCGGCTTCGGCGGCCGGCGCGCTCGAGCACGAACCACAGCAGGGTGAACATCAGGAACAGGAACAGGATGGTCAGGGCGTTCATTCCGGCTTCCCTACGATCAGCGCGGCCTCAGCGATGACGGCGCGCATGTGCTTGGCCCAGGTCTTGACCGTCTGCGACGGCCGGCTTGTCGTTTTCATGCGCTTGGCAGCGGCCAGCGCCTTTTCCCTGGCGGTCATTCGTATCCACCCCTTGCCATGTCGGCGAACTTCATGCGGTTGAGCTGGGTTGCCAGGGGGATGATCACGCCGCGCTCAGAGTCGCGGGCCTTGGCCACGATGACCTCCGTGACCCCCTTCTGGTCGGTGTTCGGGTTGTAAACCTCGTCCCGGTACAGGAAGAGCAGCGTGTGTGCGTCCTGCTCGATGGAGCCGGAGTCGCGCAGGTCGGACATCAGCGGGCGCTTGTCAGTGCGGGACTCGCAGGAGCGGTTGAGCTGCGACAGGACGATGATCGGGATCTGCAGGACGCCGGCCAGCACCTTGAGCTGGCGCGTCAGGGCGGTCACGGCGTTCACCCGGTTCGGCTCCTTGCCCATGTCCATCAGCTGCAGGTAGTCCACCATCGCCAGATCCAAGCCGTGGCGGCGGCGGTGGGCGCGCAGCATGGACTCCAACCGGTTCACGTCCAGGCTGGGGCGGTCATCAACCGCCAGTCGCCAGCCCCTCATGCGCTCGGCGAAGCGGGTCATCCCGTCGCCGACCTCGTCGAACCTGGCAGCGCGCACCTTGCCGTAGTCGCAGTTGCCGACAGATGCGGCAAAGCGGTTCATGACCGCAGAGCGCGGCATCTCGAGCGAGGCGATGAATACGGACTTGCCGGCGTCGGCGTTGTGACTGCAGATGTTCAGGGCGAAAGCGGATTTGCCCATGCTCGGGCGGGCGGCCACGATGATGATCTCGCCGGCCGGCATTCCCATCGTGACCTTGTCCAGATCCCGGAAGCCGGTGGGCAGGCCGATGAACTGACTGCCGGAGTTGTACAGGCGCTCATGGTTTTCCACCCACTCCCGGCCGTACTCGTACAGCAGCGGGACTTCGGCAGAGAGGTCGGCCTCCACCGCGTCCTGGATCAGCCCACAGGCCTCCTGGACACGCTCGGCGATGGGCTTGTCCTGCTGCCCCTCCACGATCCTGCTGGCGTCGCCGATGGCGGCAACCACGCGGCGGTACATGGCCTTCTCGGCGATGATCCGGGCGTAGTGGTCGATGTGCGCGGTGCTGTGGGTGGTGGTCGCCAGTTTGCCCAGCACCACGAACCCGCCCGCGGTCTCAAGCTCGCCGCACTCCTGCAGGCGATCAGCGACGGACACGACCTCCACCGGCTTGCCATCGGCCATCAGGCCGGCGATGGCGACGAAGATGGCGCGGTGGTCGTGGCGGAAAAAGTCATCCGGGCGGACCAGGTGGCCGCAGCGGTCCCAGGCGGTGGGGTCGGTCATCAGGCCGCCCAGCACCAGGGCCTCGGCCTCGAGGTTGAAGCGCGGGTCGATTTCGCTCACGGCTGGAACCTCCGGTACGGGCTGACAGGTTCGCCACCAGCGGTTCCGGCATCCCCGACCTTGGCCCAGTCATCCCGGATCGCGGTCATCAGGGCGGCATCCCAGTCGGAGTACCGGGAATCCTTGCTCTGGGCCCACAGGACGAACTTGGCGAAGTTGGCCGACACCCGGGCCTCCGAGAATTTCTCTCGGGTCGCCCAGGACTTCACCCGATCCGAGACCGCGAAGTTTCCAGGGAGAGGGGTTTTCGGTTTGGCTCGACGCGGAGCGGCGGGCGCGGCTTCCTGTTCCTGTTCCTGTTCCTGTTCCTGTTCCTGGTTAAGGAACGGTTCGGTAACGGTTGCTGAACCCTTTTCCTTGCGCTCTTTCTTGTGCTCCTGGAGACCACCAAAAGCACTGGTAAACCCTTGAAGCCATTGGCATTCCGCCGGAATCATCGCGCAGATCTTGGCGATGGCCTTGCGTTGGTTCGGGTTCTCGGGCGGATTCCACTCCAGATGGCGCACAATCCAGACCCATTTCGTGGTTTCGCAACGGTTGGCGAAACCGTTCTCGAACAGTTCGGCAAACCCTTTAGCAACCCTTTCCGCAGACCACTGCAGATCCTCGCAGGCATAGCCATCGGGGAGGCGAAAGACCCCGGCGATGTTGCTGTGAGGGCTGGTCAGCAGGTAGAGCGCGAGGGTGCGGCCGTCTTCGGACAGGCCCCGAACAGTGGAGCTCGACCAGAATGATGTGTGGACTTTCCCGTAATCACGCATCGCTTTAACCCCAGGTGCATCCCTGTCTATTGATGAGCCCCGCCTTCCCTGGCAGTGGCCAAACTTGTTGTGAGTGGTGGCCGGGCTTGATACCGGCTATGCACCTTACGAGTCGGCCAGGAACCCCCAACCTCTTATAACCCGCCAGGCTGTGCCATTCCTGGAGCATCCACGCTTGGCCTGCGTGCTGCGTGTCCTTCCACGCCGCACCACCCACAAGGCTGTTCCCTGGCGCCGGATCCCTGCTAGGAGGCTGGGTTCGGCTCTGAACAAGGAACAGGCTTGTGAATGTCGCCCCGCTTCATCCGGCCCCATTCCCGGATACCTCGCGGGGTCTAGCCTTCTCGTGGCTTCTCCGGTCAGTGCCTAGCCGATGGAGTCATCCATCACTGACGGCTGCTGATTTCCCATGCCCCGCTCAGTCAGTTCACGGAGTCCGGGCTTCCTCCGAAGAGGCCCTCCCGGCTAGGGGCTCGCATTACTTCGGGACGTAGCCAACCCACCTGCACAGGTCCGGGAACGCCAGAGCCAGCAGGAAGCAGAGGATCAGCAGGTAAAGGGGAGACAGGATTTCGGCCTTCATGTCAGGCCCCGGTGGCAGCGACCAGGCGCTGCAGCTGGGGGAGCAGGTGGCGGAGCTCGTCCACCGCCCGCTTGCGCTTGCTGTCGGCGTCGTCCAGGAACTCCTCGATCAGCCAGTAGATCGGGCGCACGTCGCCCGTGGCGCGGATCAGGTCCGGGAGGCGCTGGACAGGGAAGTGAACGGGGTCGTTCGGGTTGTCGGCCAGCTTGCGCGACAGCTCGGAGCTGGTCATGTCGAGGTCAGCGGCCACGATCTTGTGGGGGCGTCCACAGCCCGCCACGCAGGCCTGCAGCAGGTGCTGGAAGTTGGGGTACTGCTCTCGCAGGCCGGAGTCGAAACTGAGTTCGTACTGGGCTTTGCTGGACATGGCTGAATGCTCCGGTGTTGTTGTTTCAGTGCGTTTCAGGTGCGAATTCGGCGATAAAAAACCCGGGCCGGAGCCCGGCAACACAGGGCTTTACGAAGCCTTCGGCAGACGGAACCGCGGCGGGATGCCATCCTTCTGGTTCGGGTACAGATCGGGGCGCAGGTCGTGCGGCGTCACGCGGAAGCCGGTGGCCTTGGCAACGGCGATGGCGTACTCGCCCGGGACCTTGGAGTCGCGGTTGAGCCAGTTCCAGACATGGGACTGCTCCACCTTGCGGGATCCGCAGGCGGTGGCTGCGGCTGCCAGCTGGGTCTGGCCGCCGAGAAGTTCGACGGCCTTGGAAAGGGGTGAGTCGTTCATCGCATCCTCCTGAGATGCGCACATTACGACATACGTTGTTTTTTGTTGTCAACGCATTTAAGAACCTTGGTTGTTAGAAATAAGACAACAAATGGGGTTTAGTACCGCCATTCGTCGGTTTGGAGCTGGAAATGGCCCTTGGTAAGCGAGTCGAGCAGGCGCGGAAACTGCGAGGGATGACTCAGCAGCAGCTGGCGGAGGTCGCAGGCATGCCTCCCGGATCCGGGCAGGCGACGATCCACGCACTTGAGACCCGGGACAGCGGCCGCACCCAGTACGCCTGGGCGCTGGCAAAGGCGCTGCAAGTGAGGCTGGAATGGCTGCTAACTGGCGACGGGGAGATGGACGAGCCGCCAGGGCATGCCCTACCTGACACCGATGGCGACGATCCGCCCTATGCCAGAGGCGGTGGCTCGCTGATCCAGCCGGCAGCGGTGTGGGATGACGACACCCCTGTGGATGACGACGAGGTCGAGGTCCCCTTCTACAAAGAGGTGGAGTTCGCCGCCGGCTCTGGCGCCATGCACGGCCTCGAGATCAACGGCCGGCGCGTGCGGTACGGGCGCTCCAGCCTCCGGGCCGCCGGCGTCGATCCTCACAATGCCGCCTGCGGAAAGGCCACCGGCAACTCGATGGAGCCCCTGATCCAGGATGGCAGCCTAGTGGGAATCGACCGAGGCAAGACCCAGATCGTGGACGGCGAGATATACGCACTGGACCATGACGGCATGCTGCGGGTGAAATACGTCTACCGGCTGCCTGGCGGCGGACTCAGGCTCCGGAGCTTCAACCACGAGGAGCACCCCGACGAGACGTACTCCGGGGAGGAAGCTCAGCGGATCAAGATTCTTGGATGGGTGTGGACCTGGTCCCCGCCGATACGCAAATGGAGGGGCCGATGAAGCTCTACGTAATTCCCGCAATAGCAGCCCTGGCGCTAGCCGGCTGCGCCGCCCTTGGCGACTCCGGCTACGGCCCCATGGCGTTCGCGCGCCTGACCCCCACCGTGAGCCAGGATGGCACCCAAGGCTTCACCTTCAACGTAGGCGGCAAGGCCAGCCTGGACGACCCCGGCCTGCGGGCTCTCCATGAGCAGGCGCTGGCGGAGCAACTGGGCCGCCGGCAGTTCTGCATGAAGGGGTATGACCTGGTCGTGACCGAGAAGCACCAGGAAGAGAGCGGGCGCTTCTACAGCATGGTGTACACAGGCAAGTGTAAATAACGCCGAAGCCCTAAGAGCCCGCCAAGTGCGGGCTTTTTCATGCGCTGAATCCGCCTGATCCGACTACATATGTCGTGCCGTTCGTCGGCGCAGCACAACATTTGCTCGAAACAACAACAGGCGTTGTTGACGACAATAAATAACGTATGTTGTTATTGGCGCATCGAAACAACAGATGCAAGCCGCCATGACAACCGCCACCCGCGACCAGATAGACCAGCTCCGCCAGCAGGCCAATGAGCTGGCCATGTCCGACTCCCCGGCCCAGCGCGCTTGGGCCGCCGACCTGTTCAACCGGGCCGCCGACCTGGAAGCCGAGCTCACCGGCGTCCGCCCGTTCTCGATGACGGCCCACGTCGAGGCGTACCGCGAGCATCTGGAAGCCGAGGCCCGCGCCCGCGTCCTGGCCGCCACCACCCCCCGCCTGGCCGCCGCTCACCGCGACATCGAGCGCCGCCTGGGCCGCATCTCCTACTCCGCCTCCAACTGAGGGAACAGCCATGAACCTGGACCAGATCACCGCCCAGATCCGCAGCTTCAAGTCCGACGCTCACGTCGAACTAAGCATCAGCCAGATCAAGCGCTTCCACGGCGCGGCCATCCGCGACCACCACATGCACCAGGATGCCGCTGCCAAGCTGCGCGAGCGGACCCCGGACCTGGCTGCCGTCAACGACCTCCACGCCGTCGGCAAGATCGGCTACGCGATGGGGCTGGAGACCGCCTGCTCCGTGCTGGGCCTGCACGACCTCGAGCTGGAACTGCGCGCTGCCCGCACCAGCTTCCGGCCGGTGACGGATGCCGAGATCGATGCCGCCTTCTCGCGCCAACAGGCTGAGCAGGCTGATGCTGAGAGCACCTACACCAACGAGCGTCGGCACGGCCACGGCTGGGACCACGACGACGACCGCGACCACCTGACCGACGACAACACCGACTACGGCGACGACCTGGACGAGGCCACCCGCGCCTACACGGCCGGTGCCGACGACATCGACCCCGAGACCCTGCAGGACGCCGCTGACGCTGCCCGCGAAGCCGCCGCCGAGACCCGGCTGCTGGACGGTGCCGCGTGATCGAACTCTACAGCGCCATCCCGATGCACTGGCCGGCGTTCCTGGTCTCCGGGGCCATCGGCCTGATCGCTCTCTACATCGACGACCGGAGGGCTGCCTGATGAACGTGCGCCTGATGGTCATCGAGTGGAACGCCCAGGGAGAGCAGGTGCGCCGCGAAACCATGCGGATCCGCGCCCACAAGGAGCCCGTGCTGCCCAAGGAGCGCTTCGAGCGCATCCAGGACGGCGTGTGGCAGGAGCAGCGCCGCGGCAAGGCCTGCCTGACGCTGTCCACCTGGACCGCAACGGAGGCCGCAAATGGAAGCTGACGAGTTCCACCAGCTGCAGCTAGAGCAGCAGGAATACGAAGCAATGATGGCCGAACTGGCCGAATCCCGGGAGAACGAAGATGAAAGTGTACCAGTCGATTAACGCCGTGATGCGCGACCTCGCCGCCGAGGGCATCAGCAAGAGCCGCAAGAACACCCAGCAGAACTATGCGTTCCGCGGCATCGACGATGTCTACAACGCGCTGTCCAGCGTCCTGTCCCGCCACGGGCTGGTGATGCTGCCCCGCATCCTGTCCCGCACCATCGAGGAGCGCACCACCCAGAAGGGCGGCGTCCTGTTCTACGTCACCGTCGAGGCGGAGTTCGACCTGGTGGCGTCGGAGGACGGCAGCACCCACACGATCCGCACCTACGGCGAGGCCATGGACAGCGCCGACAAGGCCACCAACAAGGCGATGTCCGCCGCCTACAAGTACGCCGCCATGCAGGCCTTCTGCATCCCCACCGAGGGCGACAACGACGCCGACAGCACGACGCATGACGTCGCGGCCCGCCAGGTCGAAGCCCCGGCGGAGTGGATGCAGCGCATGGAGACCACGATCCGCAACGTCGAGAACCTGCACAAGCTGAACGAGGCCCGCGACTACCTGCGCGGCCGCGGCCTGCCGGCGCACCAGCTCAAGAAGCTGCTGACGCTCTGCGACGAGATCGAGAAAGCCCTGGAAATCGAGGCCGCCTGACCATGAACGCACCCATCTTCCCGAGCACCCCCGAGATGATCCGCATGGTCCCTGTGTCCATGCTGGTCTCCAGCGAAAAGAACGTGCGCAAGACCGGCGGCCAGAGCATCGACGAGCTCGCCGCCTCCATCCGTGCCCACGGCCTGCTGCAGAACCTGTCGGCCTATGCCATCGACAAGGGCCACCCGAACTATGAGGTCGTGCGCTTCGAGGTCGTGGCCGGCAACCGCCGCCTGCGCGCCATTAAGCAGCTGATCGACGAGGGCCACCTGCCGGCCGACTACCAGGTGCCGGTACGCATGGTCGACCGCAATGACGCGACCTCCGTCAGCCTCGCCGAGAACGTGGTGCGCGAGGCCATGAACCCGGCGGACCAGATCGTCGCCTTCAAGGCCATGGCCGACAGCATGAGCCCCGCTGAGATCGCTGACGCCTTCGGGGTCTCCGAGGTCACGGTGCAGCGCCGCCTCGCGCTGGCGAACGTCGCCCCGGCCCTGCTCGACGCCTACCGCGACGGTGAGGTCACCTTGGAGAAGCTGCAGGCCATGGCCCTGACCGACGACCATGCCGTGCAGCTGGAGGTGTGGCAGCAGGTCAAGGGCCGCGACTGGCAGGACGCCGACGACATCAAGCGCCTGATCGCAGGCGACGGCGACACCCCGAGCACCCACGCGCTGGTGAAGTTCGTGACCCTGGAGGCCTACGAGGCCGCCGGCGGGCCGGTGCGCCGCGACCTGTTCTCGGACGAAGGCGAGTGCTGGCTGCTGGACTCCGCGCTGCTGGAGCGCCTGGCGCTGGCGAAGCTGCAGGTCGAGGCCGACAAGCTGGCGAAGCGCGAGGGCGTGAAGTGGGTGGACGTGCACCTGCGCTGGAACTGGGGCCTGTCGAGCCAGTACCGCACCTGCAAGACCTCCGACCAGGAGCCCCGCGCCGGCGAGGCCATGACGCTGAAGAAGCTGCGCGCCGCCCTGGAGAAGATCAGCAAGGAGCAGGACCGGCTGACCGACGAGGAATACTACGATGCGGCCGACGAGCTGGAAGCCCAGCGCATCGCCGCCGAG